CGTAGTGGGTCAATAGGAGATGAAACCTAAATCATGATTTTGCTAACAACCGAAAAACAACGAGGGATCAATGCCTTTCAAGAAAGGGCAGTCCGGTAATCCAAGCGGCAGACCGAAGGTGACGCTGTCGCTGGCGTCGCTGCAGGAGATGGCGCGCGAGGCCTCGCCCGAGATGCTCGATGTGCTCATCGGCCTCGCAAGATCGAAGGATGCCAAGAAGGTATCGCCCGCCGTTCGCTGCGCTGCTGCAGCTCACGTCATCGAGCGCGGCTACGGCAAGCCCGCGCAGGACGTGACCGTGCGCAACGTGAACCCCGATCCCGAGAGCCTGACCGATGCTGAACTCGTCGCAGCAATCAGAGCAGCAGAGGCTGCTCTGCATGCGAAAGACGCTGCTGAACCGGCGCGTCGTCCGTCGATCACTCACTGAGTGGTCGCGCTATCGCGGGTTCGAACCGGCCAAGCATCATCGTCTGATCATCGACGAGTGTGAGGCGTTCCTCGAGAGCGACGACGAGGTGCTGCTGCTGTTCGCTCCACCAGGATCGGCGAAGAGCACCTACATCTCGATCCTGCTGCCGTCGTGGTACCTCGCGCGCTATCCGCAGAACTCGATCCTGGCCGCAACGCACAGCGTCGAGTTCGCACAGCGCTGGGGCCGTCGCGTGCGCAACGACGTGTCGCTGCACAGTCTCGCGCTCGGCATCGAGCTGTCCGGTGACAACCACGCGAGTGATCGATGGGCGCTCGCGACCGGCGGCGAGTACTACGGCGTCGGTGCCGGTGTCGGCATCTCGGGCTTCCGCGCCGACCTCGGCATCGTCGACGATCTGTTCGGCTCGCGCGAGGATGCCTATAGCGAGCTGATCCGCAAGAAGCGCTGGGACTGGTACGTCGACGACTACGGCAACCGTCTCAAGCCCAACGCCAAGCGCATCCTGATGAACACGCGCTGGCACCAGGAGGACGTCGCGGGCAAGGTGCTCGAGCAGATCGAGAGCGGCATCGTGCGCGGTCGCGTGATCTCGATCCCGGCCATCGCCGAGAAGGGCGACGCGCTCGGCCGCAAGGTCGGCGAGTATCTGTGGGACGAGCCATCGGGCTACAACTACGGCTCGTTCCTGCGCGCTCGGAAGCGCGAGACTGAGCCGATGATGTGGGCCGCGCTGTTTCAGCAGCGCCCCGCGCCCGAGGAGGGCGATTATTTCAAGGCGGGATGGCTGCACCCGTACACGACCGCGCCCGCTCGAGCGACACTCAGCGTCTACGGTGCGAGCGACTACGCGACCACGAGCGACGGTGGCGACTACACGGTTCACATCGTGGTCGGCGTCGACCCCGAGGGCCGCATGTGGCTGCTCGATCTGTGGCGCGAGCAGACCACGAGCGACAAGTGGGTCGAGGCGTTCTGCGATCTGGTGCGCGAGTGGAAGCCGCTGGCGTGGGCCGAGGAGCAGGGACAGATCAAGGCGGGCGTCGGGCCGTTCCTCGACAAGCGGATGCGCGAGCGGCAGGCCTATGTCATGCGGCAGACGTTCCCGACGCGCGCCGACAAGGCGACACGCGCCCGCTCGATCCAGGGCCGCATGGCGCTCGACGGCCTGCACGTCCCGGTCAATGCGCCGTGGTACGCGGCGTTCCGCAGCGAGCTGCTGTCGCTGTGGGTCGGCAAGCATGACGACCAAGGCGACGCGCTCGGGCTCATCGGGCAGCTGCTCGACCTGATGGTGCCGGGCGAGAAGGAGAAGCCGGTCGTGCGCGAGCAGGTGTTCAAGGATTACGTCCGTCGCAATGTCGACGACAGCATCAACGTGAAGGTGCTGTGAACGTGCGAAGATGAACGCGGGCGTTCGCGTTCGTTCGACAGGTGTTCACGAGAACAGCGCGCTCCATTTTCCGGCCACAGTCTGCCGCTGGCATCGCGTTGTGTGAGGTGCGTGATGGATGAGGTCCGCGTGCGTCTGACGTGGGCAGAGGTGCTCGTGGCAGCACAGGTCGGCTGCATGCGCAACGTGCAGAGCCTGCGCAACAGCTGGCGACCGGTCGGAGGCTGCGGCCTTGACGATACCTGGACGGCAAACGTCGAGGGTGCGTGCGGAGAGATGGCCGTTGCCAAGCAGCGCGGCATCTACTGGGCTGGCGCGTTGGGTGATCCCACTGCAGACGACGCCGGTCCCTATCAGGTGCGGACCAACGCGAGCCGCAGGCTGGACGACATGGCACTGCGCGACAGGGACAGGGACAAGCTCGACAAGGTGTTCATCTCGGTCCTGAGTTTTCTGCCGGAGTTTGTGATCTGCGGCTGGATTTACGGCCACGAGGGCTTCCGCGAGGAGTGGAGGCGCAACGGTTCACCGGGCCGCGATCCGCTGTACTGGGTGCCTCGATCCGCGCTGCATCCGCTCGCCACGCTCCCGTCTCCTGGCGAGGCGCTGCAGTCGCCACCGCTGTCGACACTCTGCACCGAGGACGACGAGCGCGAACTCGCGAAGGGCTTTGGATGATGGACGTGCCATTTCCTCCGCAAGCGCTCGTCGCCGAGGTCGAGACGCAGATGCGTCAGCGCGGTTACAAGCTGCATGCCTGTGGCTCCCGGTCGACTGAAGAAGGACATGTCTCGATCTGGTTGTTCGATGGCCCCGACATTGACGCGGCTGAAGCCATCGCAATGTTCAAGTGGCCCGCAGCCGATCAGCCGCCGGTGTCGCTGATCGTTGCCGGGCTGATCGGCGAGATCAACGACGGCGGCAGTTTCTTGAGAGGCGTCACTGTTGGGCCGGTCGAGGACGATGATCTCTTCGACGCCCTCGACGATCCGCCGCCGAAGCACAAACGGAAACACTGATGCCAGCACAAGCCTACGCGAACGGTGGTGTGATGTTCAACGCACCGCCGGGCGGAGCCATGCCCGCAGGCGCGCCGGGCGGAGCGACCGAGGATCACAACGACTACCGCGAGATCGGCGAGCTGCGGAAGGAGTACACGAACTATCTCTCGAGCAAATCAAACGAGATCAACGAGAAGCGGCTGTCGCGCCATTACTACCACGGCGACCAGTGGTCGGCCGACGAGCTGAAGCTCTTGAAGGCGCGCAAGCAGCCGAAGATCACGAAGAACCGTGTCGCCCGCAAGATCAACGGTGTCGTCGGCCTGATCGAGCGGCTGCGGCAAGACCCGAAGGCCTATCCGCGCACGCCGAAGGACGAGCAGTCGGCGGAGATCGCGACCGCTGTGATCCGGTTTGTGCTCGACAGCAATCGCTGGGAGGTGATGTCGTCACGCGCCGCGCGCGAGGCCGCCATCGAGGGCCTCGGCGGGCTCGAGATGGAGCTGGTGCAGGCCAGGACCGGCGACTACGACCTCCATCTCAACCCGGTGCCGCCCGACACGTTCTTCTACGACCCGCGATCCTTCGAACACGATTTCTCCGACGCGCGTTTCATGGGCGTCGCCAAGTGGGCTGACACCGAGAGCGTCAAGGAGATGTTCCCCGACAAGGCGAGCGAGGTCGACAACATGACGTCGACCGGCTCCGACATGGGCGAGGACACCGACCGCGAGACAAAGTGGTGGGATCACGAGCACAAGAAGGTGCGGCTGATCGACCACTGGTACAAGAAGGCGAGCGGCTGGTGCTACTGCATCTACGCCGGGACGGTGAAGCTGCAGGAGGGGCACTCGCCGTTCCACGACGAGGATGGCAAGGCGATCCCCAAGTTCCTGATGTTCAGTTGCGGCGTCGATCACGACGGCGACCGCTACGGGTTCGTGCGCAATCTGAAAGACACGCAGGACGAGATCAATCATCGGTATTCGAAATCGCTGCACCTGCTCAACACGCGGCGCGGCATGTCGCGCAAGGGCTCGGTCGACGTCGAGAAAACGCGGCGCGAAGCGATGAAGCCCGATGGCTGGATCGAGTGGGACCTCGAGAAGCCCGAGTTCGACGATCAGAAATCGCTCGCCGACATGAGCGGTCAGCTGAAATTTCTCGAGGATGCGAAGAGCGAGC